TGTCCCAATTAAATTCTCTGAACCATTAGTCACTGAGCTATTTTTTACTGCTTGCGTCAACCCTTGAGCGATTTTGTCGCCTCGAAAGTCAAGCAAGACCTCAGAGCGCTTTACTGTTTCAGTATCAGCCTCCTCACGGTTTCCCATCTCAAAAGCCGTATTATTATTATTGACAAGACCTATATATCCATTTTCAGCATTATGCTTAACTCTGATAATTGGAAAGGCCTCAACCGTCCCATTGTTTACTAAGTCAAAAACCATTTTATTGGTTGTAGTTTGTTCATTTGAATCGCTATTGAAATTCTTATAAGCTGAGCTATGGGCTACACCGTCTGGAATCAAAAACTTAATCTCTGAACGTTGTAACCATCTAGCGATATTATCTGTTGTAACGTCATCAACTGGAAATCCTAGGTAATATTTATCAGGTTCATCTCCATACGTGATTTTTACTGGTTCTAGCACATTTAGAACGCCTGCAAGCTCATGTTTTAATTGTTCCATAGCACGCCCATCTGTCGCCATCATTGTAAACTTGATAGTATGCTCTTTTTCACCAATCTTTACCTGTTGGATATTTACCCCCAAAAGAGGGGCGTTATCGGTTGACACGCTCCTCTTGTTACCAATCGGGCGGATAATATCGGTTATTCGAAAAAACTTAGACATATCAACGCCGTTGAAAGTCATTATCTTTGTCATGTCAATATCCCTTTCATTCTGTTATCTCGTCTTAGTTGCTCAGATTGTTGTCTAGCGAACTTGTCACTTGTTTTAGCTACTAGAGTTCCATCGTTAAGAACCATTTGCGCTGGGCGTTTTGCAGCCGTTTCTGCCACATCTAGCGCCTTTTCAAGCAATTCGCTAGACTTGTCCATAGTGACCTTGATTTTCTCAGCTATTGTCTGCTTACTACTTTGCTTAACAGTCACTTGAGCACCTAGTTTCTTATTTAAACCAAGTGCAATTTCTGGTCTAGTATCAATCATCATGCTTTCTTTTAATCGCAACATTGTCCTTCTAACAACGCCAGCATCCGCTTCAATACCAACAGCAATACCTTGAGGAATAAAACGTCCGATTTCATCACGCATAACACGAGATGGACTATGGATATCCAAGGCACTCTGTATTGTTGATTTGATACGAGCAGCAATACTATTTGCTGTTTCCATAACAGCACCAGCACCACTCCAAAGCCCTGCATTAAGACCAGACATCGCCATTTCACCAATGTATGTGAAATCACTCTGCAAACCATCAAATGGTTTCTTAATTTGATTGGCTAAGTTAGTAACAGATGATACAGGTTGATTGGTACCTTTATCTATCCCCTCAGCTAACCCAGTAGTGATAAAACCTCCGTATTCGTTAAATACACGGGATGGAGAATGGATATCCATTTCACTTGTAAAGGATTCTTTTATATTATTAGCCATGTTTTTAGAAGCTTCACTTGCAATTTTAGCTCCAGCTTTAATACCATTACCAACGCCTTCAGGAATATTTTCCCCTTTTCCAGGGAAGTCAGCAGCTGCAATTTCCTCTTGCAAACTCGATACTTGACTTTGTACAATGCCCTTGATCTTGTCTGTGATACCCAAAGCACCAGTATCCATACCAGCAGTTAAGCCATTCATAGCTGACTCACCACCTTGAGTAAAGACTTCGTTCAATGTTGCCAATTTTTCATCTGAGGCGTTGACAAGTTCTTGAACGTACAACCCACCTTGAGGCCCCATCTGTTGCAATTTAGCCAAAATCCCCTCATTTACTCCGCGTTCGGCTAGTGTATTGAGGTTTGTCGCCCAATTATTGACCGCTTCTTGGTTTTTTTGGAGGTTGGCAATCATTTCATCGACACTAATAGCTGACTTCATTTGTATCTGATCAAACATGTTCGTTGTGGTTTCAAGCAACTCATTGTATTTGGTACGCATGTCATCGATTGCTTTTTGTTGCGCTTTAGACATACCTTCATATGATATAACTTGTCGATTAGACCCATTTTCAGCAGCTGTCGCCATTGCCTCAGATGCCGCCTGTTGAACTTGAGAGGTTTTTTCGTACTCAGTTTGCAATTCTGTTTGAATATTTTTAAGCTCTGTTTCCTTGTCATTGAGTTCTTGAAGTTTTTCTTTTCTAGCGCTATCACTAACATTGGACTCTTCATTCCATTTTTTGCGTTGTTCAGCTATCTGCTTCAGTTGTTCGCCTACCTCAGCACGTTTCTGCTCAATCTCTAACAGATTCTTTTGGGTTGCCGCCCATGTTGATTCTGCCTCCATCGCTGAGATTCTAGCTTTGATTTGGTCGCTGTTATGAGACAAAGAATCGGTATTTTTGTCATAAACTAGATTCAAGCCACTAACAGAGGCATTCAAAGCATCAATCTTTTTCTTGAGGTTTGTCTTTTCAGCTGCTGTCTTATTTGTCTTTTGTGATAACTGGACAATTTCGTCAGCCAATTTTTGATAAGATTCTGTATTACCTTTTACAGATTCAAGATTTTTTTGACGTTCTTGTGCACTTTGTTTAACAGAATCTGTTAATTGATCCGTACTCTTGACTAACTCCTCTTGTTCCGATTTAAGGCGTTTTGTTTCTTCACTTTCAGCAGTCAGCCATTGCCACAACCCTACCAATGCCCCAACAGCAAGACCTACACCAGTAACAACCCAACCAATCGGACCAGTTAAGGCTGTCAATGCTGCTTTAAATGCTGTCGTTGCAGCAGTCGCGGTAATAGTTGCAGCAGTTTGCAAACTAATAGCGCCAGTTAAAACACCATAAAGCAAATTAGACGCTGTTAAAGCTCCATTATTTGCCAGATTTGCAACCATTTGAGCTTTTGTTACCGAACCACAAGTAGCCTGCGCAGCGGTCATTAGATTGATGATCTGAATCGCTCCTGTGGCTGTTGTTTTGAATGTTTCCCAGGTATTAATTAAGTTTTTTGTCGCAGTTATAGTGTCGTTAGCGACACGCATAGTTACTAATGCAACTGATAAACCATCCAAAACTGGCTTCAAAGATAAGATTACAGAAATCCCAGAACTCAAAACACTAAACAAGGTCTGAAAAATAGGTGTACTAGCCTTAATAACATTGACAATCACACCAAAAGCGGCATTGATGATTACTTTCAATGCATCAAAGTTCTCAGCAATCGTCTTACCTGTTGCTGCCTTTGTCAAATCGTCAAGAGCCTTGATCGTATTCGCTACACCTTTAACAACTGCGTTTTTCAAGTTGCCAAAAGAGGTCTGAATCCCTTTGCTATTAGATTTAGCAAGTTCAGCAAAACCACCAACGCCACCATTCAATTCAACCAATTTGCTTGAAAATTGGTCGAAAGTGATACGCCCCTCTTTTAATGCAGAATAGAAATCATTCTGAGCAGATTGACCAGCAAAACCGAATGATTCAGCAGTCTTTTGCAAAGCATAGGGCATGGTTTCCTGTAATGTTTTCCAGCTTTGCATATCAACCTTACCAGCTGATAACATTTGGCTAAACTGTTGTAAACCACGGCTTGCATCAGCACTAGACGATCCAGAGGCAAGAAAGGCATTATTAAGAGCAAGTGTTAAATCTGTTGATTTGTTTATATCGCCAGTAATCGAGGTAAGGCGTTGAGCTGTACCTACCACTTCATTTAAAGTAGTAGGCAAACCCTCAATCCCATTAGCAAGCTTTTTAGTTGAGCGTGTTACATCCTCGGTACTGTGTCCCATTGCTTTCATCACTCGTGGATAACTTTCAAGGGTATCAAAACGCTGAATAGCGCCTCCTAAAGCCTCTCCCAAAAGTTCAGCGCCTTTAGCGGCAAGTTGGAAAACTGCACTACCTACCGCAAATTTCTTTAGGGAGCTACTCCCTCTATCACCTTTCTGTGCCGTTTTATCTAACTCATCGTTTAGAACCTTGACTTTATTGCCATCAACGTCTACAACGATGGTAACTTTTCCATCAGCCATTATCTTCTCCCTCCTTTCCTAAACTATATTTAGCTTGTAATTTTCGCATTTTATTCTTATCCCCACCATATTCTGGTTTCCATGCTCGGATTTCCATAATCTGTTGCATGATTGTGTTGTCCGGTAAAGCGTTCAAAAGCGCCTTAAATTCTGTCCATGTCAACTTATTTTGAACTTTCAAAAGATTGATGCCATAAGCTTGCAAAAAACTAGCGTAAATGTATTCTGCATCTTGTTCAAAATCAATCAATTTTTCGTGTTCTTCTTCATCTTTTGCCTTTGGCATTGGATTACCTAACAAATCATACTGAACCGTTTCTTTTTCGATTTCTAAAAAATGCTCTTTTATGTAAATCCAACAATCCACAACCTCTTTGATGTCGTATAATTCTTGGCCAGTTAGCAAATGGACAATCAACTGAGCTTGTTCTAGATGCGTCATTTCCTCCTCTTTCAAGATTTCAAAGACATCCAGAACCTTATTAAAAGACAAGTCTATGTCATACTCCTTATCAGCAATAGAAAAATTTGTGATTAAAGCATCATTTAATTTCATAGACATAATTTTTACCTAGCTATTTCTTTTTATTCTTTTTGTGTTTCTTGTTGTTCTTGACTGGAGTGACTTTTCCCTTGTTTAAATAGTGACTAGCACGCTCTTTCACTACTGTTTTGTGTTGCTCAGCAAGTTCTCCTAGCTTGTCATGCAACATGATTGAGGCTTGTTCTAGGGCGTTATTTAGGGCTTTATAGTCTGGATATACAGAATAAAGCTTGTCAAAAGTGCCATCCCCAAAAACAAGATCGTATTGAATTTCAAGCTGTTTCTTCTCTAGTTCAATAGCGCCAGCAACTACTTCTTTAGTTACTCCATCACGCTCAATTTTGTTATTGATATTTGCAGATACCACATCTAATTCATATTGGACAAGGCGACGTTGGAGTTCTTCTTCCATATCATAAAATCGCATTAAGCTCTCTTGACTTGTATCAAACCATAGCTCTACTTCTCCGATTTTTACTGGAAATCCTGTACGTTTTAGTTCAATCTGAATATCTGTCATGTCTCTACTCCTTTTTCTGTTGTTAAAAAGGGCAAGGCTCAATGCCCGCCCTTATCAAAAGTTATTACCCAATACCTGTTTCTTTTGGCGTTGAGTTGTAAGAAAGCTTACATCCAAACGCCTCATAGTCAGAGGCAGCGCCAGAACCTGCTTTGATTTCTGTTGCAGTTGCAGCTCCCACCCATTGTTTTTTCTTATCAGAAGAAACAACCTTGTGCCATAGCTTACGGTCATCCCCTGTTTTGTACTTCATGCTAGCAATAAGGGCTTGTGCTTTATCGTCTGGATCGTAAGTACCCTCAAAGGTATAAGCACCTTTTACGCTGACTACGGTTGTTTCTTCAACTCCATCACCATCGTAGTATGCTTGGTCATCTGTTTTCTCATCTGTATCATCTGATACGTCTGAAATCCATTTAGCAAGTTCCAACCATGCATCTTCTGTTGATGGTTCAGTTCCTCCGTTGTACGGAGCTACAAAATGGCCACGTAGGGCGTTTTTTTGTCTTGTCATTGTTTTTTCCTCTCTATTACGATTTTCGCCACAATTTCAATTGTGTAATAATAATAGCCTTGCTCATCCTTACCTTTCATGGCAGGCCTGCTGACTTCCATTCCCATATATTCATAAGAATTATTGTCACTTGGCAAAACTAAGTCTATCTTTGATAGTTCTGATGTGACTAACCAGATAGTGTCATTGGCTACTGTGTTCTTTTTTGCCTTTACAGCAATTTCAAACGGCAAAGAAACTTCTTGTGTACCATCCATATACTCTCTGTCCACTTTTCCGCCTGGTATCTGATTGATAACCAGGTCATCTTTGTCATCCTCAAAATAATCAAAGCGTGGTTGAATTGGTAAATTTAAAGTCTTGATATGCTTTAAAAGTACATTTTGAAAGTCATTCTCTCGCATCAAAGCCCCATCCCTTTCACAAATTCTCTAGCCCATTCTTCGGCATGATTGCGAGTAGCAACTTGATCCCATCGTTTTCCTGTCCCTGGAGTGGTATATCTCCTAAAGGTGACAATACCATTTGAACCGTAAAATTGTGCCCTAGCATAAACTGTGCCATAAACAACAGCATCACCCTGTCCAACGATTCGGCCAGAAGCTCTTAAATCTCCTCCTCGTAAGGGGATATATTGCTCATTATCTAGCAAGATTTTGCTAGCGACTGCAATCTTTCCTCTTGTCATGGATTCGCTCGAAAGTTTCTGTTTGGCTCTTTGCAAGTCAACTTTAATAGCAATACTCATTAGATCACCTCAATTTCTTGACTGAATATCTTACCATCATAATAGTTAGTTTGATATCCATTAATTGTGTAATCTCTTATCCCATCGTTTACTTTTGCACCCATCCAATTATCATCGGCTGTCACAAAAGAAAGGGATGGATAGAGGTATATAACCCCTTGTTTTTGCCTTGATTTTGAATTTCCTGTGCCAGATTTTGAGTTATGATTACCAGATGCCCCCACTGATCTATCAAAACGTACATTTTTAATAGTCAACGGTTCTGAATATACTTCATCCCCATAATCATTTTTGCCAGTTACTTTCTTTATAGTTATGACATCCTTTAACAAACGCTTGTCAATCCCTTTTAATAGTCGCTTATCGATCATATACAACTCCAACAACTAGGCTAAAGCCGGCTTGTCTCAAAGCATTTTCAGCATCCATAGACAAATTAAATTGCTGACCTGCTGATGTGCTTCGTGAGGTGCTATAAGAGATTGATGTACGGCCAATAGAGACACTATTGGCTAGCTGTTTGTCATCTGCTGACATAATGCCAGATGAATCGAGATAGGCGATTTGAAAAGCCATAGCAAGCTTAACAGCATTTTTCCGATAGGCAATTTCTTTTTCAAAGTCAATGCCTTTCTGATAAATACCGTTAGTGTATAGGTCAATCGCTATCTTTGCCCGTTTTGCCAATTTTTCAAAGTCTGTAACTTCATCAAAATCTAGCTCATCGAACTCCTTTTGTGTCAAATAAGTCATGCGTAACCTCCCTTAAAAATAAAGGGTGTTGCCACCCCTTATTTATTCAACTTGCTCAAATTGTGTGGGCACATCTTCTACAAGCTCTAAAACTGCATTGACATCTGGAAATGTTTGCTTGAGGTCTTTATTGACTTGATCGGCATAATTCGGTTCAAGCTCAACAAATTCTCCCTCTGTCACATAAATACCAGGTGTCTTTAAAATTAGGTTCTTAATTGCTTTATACTTAGCCATTATTCTTTACCTTTATCCTTAGTTTCCTTTGGTGTTTCAAGCTCGCCACCATCTTCCACCAATTCCTCAAAGCCATCTGCCATAAGTTGTACCTCAAGCTCACTACCCTCTTGCACGGTATAAACTTGATTTTCTTTGATGTATTTCTTCATCTGCTACCTCCTATGCTGATTTATGTGAAACGTAAACCCCATCTTCTTGAGATTTCAAGACAAACAAATCATGGTACAAACGGTTTTGGTATAGGTAACCATCACCCTCTGTGTGTTGCCCAGGAGCAAAGAGATAGATAGAGTTAAATTTAGCTTTGGCAATGATAGCTGTCTTAGCCACGATCAAGAAATTGATATCTTTACCGCCACCAGCTTTTACAAATCCAGTTGTGAAATCAAACTGAGTTTTGAAACGTGCATCATCCCAAACCTCGATAAGTTGCACTCCATCTAGCGATGTTACACGTGTGTCAATTCCTTGAGGTGATGTAGTAGCGATTGCGCGTGTAAAGTCTTTAGCACGCTCTAGGGCATCCATTACCTCGCTAGATACATACATGACAAGGTTTGATGCTCCATATTTACGCATTGGCAAAATAGCAGCTTTCAAAATTCCATAGACATTCTCTGGAGTAATGCTATCCTCTTGCTTGAAATGATGACCATTGATTGCAGCTGTTGCGATTTTAGAAAAGCGGTAAGCATCAACTTCTGGTGTTGCATGTTCTGAAATGAATGTATTTGAGATGTTAGCGGCTGAAAGCTCTTGGTTTGTTTCGTCAACATCTGCTGTATCAACAAAAAACTCAACATCTCGGTCAAATCCAAGAGTATAAACGTTTTTATCATTTGATACTGTACCTGAGTTGTAACCCTTAGAGCGTGTATGTGCCTTATATCCTGTTACAGAGATTGTTGGCAATTCAAATGATTTTGCACCGAGCCAATTTACTTTTGGCGTTTCAAGAATGGCAGTCAATGAGCCTTGCATAAGGCGTTTTTCAAACTGCCCCTCATGTTTTGTGATGTAATTGATTGACATCTACTATTCCTCCTTTTTATTCTGTTAGCCCTAATGCCTGTGCAAAGGCATCTGGTGCTGGGTCTGTTGCTGTTGGATTTCCAAACGCAACGATATTTGGGTTAGGCTTGCCATCTTCTTCTGCTTTAAAAAGATATGGGTCACTTTCCTTTAGACCATTGAGGATGTCATCTAGTTTAGGTTTGCCACTTTCATCTAGTTCAATGGCATCAACATCAATAAACTTCATCAAGGTTGATGGATTGTGTGCTGTGGTATCTTTCAAAGCAAGGTTGATAGCATTCACCTTATTTGTTTTTGCCAGTTCATCAGCAGCCTCTTGTTTATACTTGTCATAATCCGCTTGCAATTTATCAATCGCCTCTTTTTGTTCAGCGCTGATACTTTCAAGCGATTTCAAGTGTTCAACTTGCTCCTCTGCTTTTTCTAACTGGCCTTTCAAACTATCTCGCTCTTTGGTGATAGTTTCCAAGGCTGATTTGTCCTCGTTGAGCTCTTTTCCTCGCAAGGCAAAGACTGATTTAGCCTGTTCCTCTGTCAATCCAAGTTTGAGTAGTTCCTCTGTTGTAAATGCCATTTGTACCTCCTTAGTTCTTTTTAGGTGGACAACTCCCACCGAAAAGCAAAATATTATTTACTACTTAAGTTTACTTTGGATGGAATGGGATTTTTTACGGTTTTAGGCACAAAAAAAGGCAACAAAAAACACCTAGATTTTTCTAGGTGTTTCACACATTAGTATTGTGAATTGGTTCGTAATTTGCCAATCATATCGGATAGAAAAATACCAAATTTATTTTCGTAACCTATTTCTTGATTGAGATCATCTAATTCCTCATCAAAAAGATCGATTTCACTGTCAGAGTATTCTTTATCATACTCCCATTTTGTCAAGTGCTTTTTAATTTGTCCAAACTCTACACTCGAAAATACATCACTTAGTTTCATTTTTGTAAACTCCATATTTTTTCCTGATATTTCTACGTGTTGGATTAGTTGAAATAACATTTCCAGTATCAGGATTAACAACTACTGTTGAGACAGCTCCCCTATACTGTTTAGATGGATGACCATCACTGTCATATTTAATTGCCGTTATCTCTAATGGATTAATCATAGCATCTGTTAAGCTCTCAACTGTTCCACCACGCTGTATAGCTCTTTCAGCAACATGCATGGATATACCATTGACACTTAGGTTATCCACTGTTTTCACTCCAATTATACCATCTTTTAACTCCCTACGCTTAACTAAAATAGCTTTTTCTGCCTCTAACTTGGTTTTAATTTTATTGTATGATGATGGTGTTGAGAATAATCTTTCTCTAGTATAATCACGCCCCAGAAAATCATGCTGATCTACTAGATTTTTGATTTTACCTTGCAAGTTCCGTAGTTTCAAACGCTCCATGGTGATAAGGTCATCATCTCCAAGTTGGTTAGCAATGTGTAGGCGCTCTTTTTGATTTCTGATTGCACGTTCAAGTGCTCTTTGTTTAGCCTCGATGCGTGCATTTTCTTCTGCTCGTTCTGGCGTTAAGTCTTTCATATAGTCTGGCAAGTCTGGTATTTCATTTACCCCTACGATAAAAGGCGTAAGATAATGACCACAATGGACACCTAGACATCCCCCAGCAGTACCAAAACCATAATCTAGCAAACTATGAATAGTAAGGCCGTTTATTGTTCTGCCTTGACCTTTAGTGACAATCTTACCTTGCAATGGAGCACATGCAGCTCTAGCAGACGACTTGATAGAGTAGTAAAAAGTATCTATCCCTAATTCCTCTGCAGATCTTGTACGCATATCGTTGTAAACCCTGTAAGTTGTCGTTTTGATAATTGCTCTAGCATAGCTATCTGCCCGCCACTCTCTCCCTGCACTATCAGTAAAGCCAGTAAACCCCTTTTTTTGCCAGTTCATGATAGTATCATTTAACGCCCTATCACTTGTTTTAGTCCCTGATACCACTTGTGCTACTGTCTGCTCTACAACCGATTTGAAAACAGTCTGTATGCTTGCTGGTAATGTTGAATTGATAAGATTAAGGTCACTTATAGCTTGTTGAGTATAGGACTCAAGAGCATCGATTACACCATTTCTAACTTTGCCACTAGATTCCCTTTTCAAATCTTTCTCTAGTTGCTCCTTTGTGTCCTTATAGACCTTTAATCCCTCGTTAGCAATGACTTCTCTCAAAAGACTTTCAGCAATTCCTGTACGCTCAACAATAATCTTTAAGTTCTCCTCATTCAGCATGTACATATCGTTGAGCTTTTCTAGTTGCCATATATACGGATTTTTTGCAAGGTCAGTATTGCCACGCTCTTTTAGTCGTTTTATCATACTATCAAACAACTCAATTTGCATTTTAGAGTAAATATCACTCACGCCCTGCATGTGCAAAGAAAACTGTTGGTCATTGATTGTGAGTTGTTGCTTTTTATTGCCCATAATCAAGCCTCGCTAACTACCTCATAGGTTGCATTGAAAATATCTGGCTTGCACGGATAAAACTCACCCTGCACTCCCTTAATAATATAATCGCCCTTTTGAGCTACCATATCCCCTTCAAGTGTGGGAATTACAATACTTAAATCAGAGCATAAAGTATTTTGTCCAATAAATTCTCTGATTTCTTCATAATTTGAGCCAATAAACCTAATAGCCTCAATTTCTACTGGTTTCTTTCTAAACTTCGGCATTTACTCTACCTCCTACTGTCTTTTCTTTTGTTTTTCCGTACAAAGCAAGCTCTGCATCGCTCTCTGGTGGTAACTCCCCATTGATTTCAGCAAGTTCTTTCTCTGCCTCTTCATCTGTGATGTTGAGTACTTTAGCAATACCTCTTTTCTTTGTTGCAAAGCCAGCTGCTACCATCTTCATCCAGTAATCAAGCTCTGCATGTCGATCAGTAAATACACCATCATCCAAATTAATTGAAATATCATCAAGTTCAGGGATTTCTCCACTGTAAATACCCACTGCTTTGCCTAACTCACACATAGAAACACAAAGCTCTTTGATAGCTTGCTCAACAAGTGCCACAATACTATTCCGCATTTGATAGGTGTCTGAGTTCTCACTGACAATCTCTGTTGCTGTCTTGACCCCTTGCCCATCAAATGTAAACATGCCACTAGATACACCTATTTGCATCTCAAATAGTTTAAGCCCCTCTGAAATAGCTGAAATATAATCAGATGAGCGGATAGGAGTGGTAAGATCAATAATACTCCCACTATCCATATTGCCTGCTCCTATTTGCATGTAAACATTTTGGTCAGTATCAAACCGACGTTTAAAAGTAAAGTTCCCTTGAGTATCTTGCACTTGTAATTGTGTCAACTGCTCAGGCACAATCACGCGCCTTTGCCCCATCTTGATTTCCCACATGAATTCATCATACGTACGATTGATAAAATCAATAGTGGTCTTTGCGTTATCAAAGATAGATAAACCAAGAGGGCTGTTGATATCCTTGTTATTCATCCCTGGTGTCTTGAGATAAACAAACAATGGGCGTGATAGTCCTTGTATCGTTGTTACTGGTTGCAAGTCAGGATATAACTCACTCAAATTTACACGATCACCCAGCGTACTATCTGATGTTGATTTGTATAGCTCATTAGTAATGCGGTATAGGTTCTTATCCTTTGTACTCCCTACCTCTTGGCCATCTTGAGTTACCCACTCATGAAACTCAACTAACGTGTAATATACATTCTTTTTACTCTCTGACTTAATTGTCTTTGTGAGGATTGCCGCACTTGATACATCCTGTGTATTACTTTGTAATGGCAAAAATACTGGTGCTTGAATAAATGCCACTCTAACCTTATCTCCATCAATATAAGGTCTCATAGCAAGCCCACCCAAAGCCAGACAACTCTCTAAATACCGCTCAAAACTTTTGTTAAAGCGGTCATTACCTAACATATCATTAAGAAAATCATTTAGCGTATCATCATCTGCTGTGATCTCTGCTTGTTCATTATAGACAAGGCTAGCAATCTTTTTGGCTGCAGTTCTTGCAATCGGCAAGTGTTGCATCTTTCTACGCTTTCTGTCGCCATCGGTGTTGATGTACTCCACATCATCAAATTTAGATTGATAGTAAGCTAGATTGAGCTGTATCCTGTTAAATTCAGATTGTGTTACAGCTACCTTTGGGTGCTCCAAGATACTGTTTAGGTTTGATGTTTCCATGTTATACCTCCCACGGTTGAAAAAGTCTTTTACTTTTTGAATTAAGTTCATTGTTGCCCTCCTTATGAATTACCAACACGCAAACCAAGTATCTTAGAATTGTCTAGTGTAAAATACTGGGCAACATCGCATGTATGGTCATCATCTTTGATGACATTTGGGCTATCGGACTGCAGTGTCTTTTCATCCCACCTGTACATCTTATGTTCTTCAATAAATACCTTGTTATTCTCTGTATCAAGGTAATAAAAGCGACCTTGCGCCAATAGTGATTGGAATGTATCAATCATTGTTACTTTCTTCAATTTAGCCACCGGATGCCATCTGATACCGAAATCAAGATACATCTGGTTCCTCAACGCTCCCTCTGCGCTATCAATCGTATATTGCAAGATAGGTACTCTGTACTTGCTGACAACCGATTGTATAAAGCCGTTGATGTCCTGTGATAGTTGGCTAGGTGCTTTCTTTATCACTTGGCCAGCTGGTGAGTAATACCAGGTATCAAGTAAGATAACCTTACCTTTAGCAGTTATCCCAAAAGCACAACATGCAGTAGCTGACTGCTGATGCCCACCGTCCAATGCAAAAGATATACCTATCAACCTATCATCACTAGGCAAAGCATCTAACGGATGAAATGTACTCATGTTATAGATATTATTCCCTAAACCAACTGACTCACCTAGATAGACATACCTGTAATAATCATAGTCATTCTTTTTTATACGCTCGATATCAGCTAACATCTGATCATTTACAAATCCCAACTCATCATCAAGATAAGTACTAGAATGGCATAAGTAATTATCTTGCGTATTCATTTCCTCATACCACTCATTTATCCAACTGTACGGATTGATAGGAGGGTTATATGACCAAAAGATTTTAACAAATTGAGCGCTTGGATGTTTTTGGCGCATAAATGTAATGTTGGTCTGGTCAAATTCTTCTGCGCTTGAAAATTCAGCAGCCTCCTCATACCAAACGGCAATAATATTCCCAATGTTGTTGGATTTCAACTTTTGGTAGTCATCGAGGCCGTAAAAATAAAATGTTGAGCCTGTCTTTTTGTGACTTATCTTAAATGGGCTGACTGTCATCTTAAAACGACTAGTTAGACCAAACAACGATAGCCCCCATTGGATTTGATTATACACACTATCACGGATTGTATTAGCTACTTTACGGATAATGACAATATTGGCAGTTTCACCTCTTATGATGTACCAGGTCATCATGACAATCAGCTTTAAGGTAACAACCGATGATTTGAAAGAATTTCGCCCACCTTTCAAAATGTTGTAAGGTTTCTTAGATTTCCAAACACTCTTGAAATGAGGATTGACATTTTTTTGAATATCAATTATCTTCATCGTCACCCTCCCAACTATCAATAATTGTGATGGTGTCATCTTCCATCTGTGTATCTATCAACTGTGATTTTAATTTCTCAATCTCAAGCTCTAGTTTTTCAGATTGTTTAGCTGTTGGATATCGTTTCAAGATTTCAGTAATAGCTTTAATAACTGTTGCATTATCTGCTTTCTTAATATGTCTTTCTACTTTTCCTGTTGTTGGATTAAGTATCAAAACCTCCTCATCTCGTTTACCTCTAGCGATTTCAGAAAGGATATAGAGCGCCTCTGTCGCATCCATGATGTTTGACTTGTGCAGCTCTTGCATCTGCTTGTTTATGTACTCTTTTATCCCAACATTTCCCAACAGTTCAGTAATACGATTATTGGCATAACTCTCACTATAACCAGCCTTAATTGCTGATTGATAGCCGTTTCCTGTCTTTATGTACTCATCTGCAAAGCGCCTCTGTCTTTCATTCATTCGCTACCTCCTTTCCAACAAAAAAATCACAAGTATTGCTACTCATGATTTCATTTTATATGCTAAAAGAGGGGATGTTTTACTGTTATTTAGATAGAGGGATGTACTTGTAAGTTGAAACAAAATACTTATCAAACCATTTGTTGATATATGTGTACGCTGGGCTAGGACTTAGATATAAAATTTTTTGACACGCGCCGATCACATTGATATTCTCAAATACATAGACCTCTTTTATCGTTTTTAACATTTTTCTATCTGATTTCTCGATATATTCATCTGTTACAGTTTTCAGATTTACCAAAAATACAGACTGTTCAATATTATTCTCTAAAAATGCCTCATGTATCTTTTGTTCCAAGATTGTTTTTTGAGGATTTTTCTTATCCCTCAAAAAATACCACTTTAGCCAATTGATTTCCCTGCGATGGATAACTGACAAGCGCTCTATTTTCTTCTTCGTCATCCATTACCTCCAAATCTCACTAAATAAATAGACTAGCTATCCAAATCAATAATGCGCATGTAATAATTTTTGATATACTGCTTTTTACAGCATATGAATAATCCTCTTCGGATTCTTTTTTACTAGATAGCGCATGGAAGATGAAAGATAGTAATGCATCCATCCCTAATGCTTGCCAAACTGTAATTTTACTAACAGGAACGATCGTTGTGATAATTTCATTCCATCCGTACTGAACGACGAACGGAGATACAATGATTACAAATACCGCCCCAATGATAATACCTATTTTTTTAGATTTCATTTTTCTTCTCCTGTGATTCTATTTTTTAGCGTTACTATTTTAAAATAATTTGACCCCCCCCCAACTGTGAACTTCTGTAACCACTTTTTCCCATTGAGGTCTTGAGTAAGGATATTTTTTAGGTCTCATTTGTCTACCTCAAATTCCTCAATTAACCACTCCAAATTTTTACGAGCCTTTTTCAAATCTTCAAGACCGTTTTTCTTCTGAAACCGAAGCATATACTTGATTGCATTGCCCCAGCACCATGCTGCCTTTCCTTGCAGATTACCAATAAAATTATCAATCACTTCAATACCTTCAAGACCGTTAGCCCCTTGGTAGTGGCTTGGTTTATTTACGTTATCAATTGTTTCTGGGTTCATGCTGGTCACCTCTTAATTCCATAGTATTCATAGCCGCATGCCACACAGCAAAAACCGTAACTATTAAAATATTCATCAAATACTCCAATTTTGCTATCGCAAACAGGACAATGCGTCCTGCGATATCTTTCTTCTTTGTCCAGACCGTTTAAAATTTTCTTTTTATGTTGACGCTTATTCATCACTCCACCTCCTTAATTTCAATCCCTGGGCAATCGAATACCCAGCCGAAACCAGCTTCTTCTAGTTCTTTGCGAGTGTGATAATATATAGCATTGCCTAAAGTAAAGCCTTTTGTAAAGAAATACCTTTCCAAAAGTTCTCCATAAACCAACGTATTTTCTTTAATATTCCCTTTAATCTTAACCAAATACCGCTTCTCTTCCTCGACCTCGTAGCCAAATTGGTGCATGTTGACGAGGGTTTGGATAGGATTTTCTCTGCTGTCATTAATCCAATTATTAAACTCTCTATTTGCTAATTTTTTAGCCTCATCCCTGAAAGCAATCCAATCCCAAACATTAAATTCAAAAGAATCCTTATTCTCTTCATACCAATCCGCCACAAACTGCTGAACTTTGACTGGTTGCGGTTCGTCTAGTTGTTCCAAATCTTTTAAAAATAGCTGACAAGCTGCCCTTGCTCTAATATCAAATAAACCATTTTCATATTCTTTATACTTCTTAATCAATTCCTGCTTATTCATTTTCTTTTATCTCCTCCTGCTTGTTTCTCAAGCCAGTTAAATAGCAAACCGAATTGCTCCGTCACCAGCTCATCATCATTGTATTGTTTACAAATTTCGCTAATCGACGACACTGCCCACAACCAATAGGCATCCGAACCAAAACCAACCTCTTGGCTCTTCTGATTGCTGCACGCCATCCATTCCGGAATAACTCTGCTGAAGAAATCAATATAATTGATTTTCATGGCAATTCCTCAATTTTGATATAGATTC